AGTTAGACTTTTTTGATGATATTAATCACCCATTGCCCGCGTAAATTGTTCCCCTTTTTGATAAAAATCAGTCCCTTTTCTTTGTTACCTTTTAACGTTTAAATTCGCCTTGTTGGGTTGCCTCTCGCTTGCGCGTGTTTTTTGGAATTTAATTAAATTTAAAAAACACAAAAGTGCAAGAATGGGATCCTGATGTATTTCTAAAACCCCACTCTAAAACACCTAAACCTGTAAAGTTTACAAAGACTTGTGTCTAATAGAGAGGTCAAAGTATTCAAGAGTGCAAATGCACTTATTTGTTGGGTTGAATTTCGGTGCGGAGGGGAGGGTGTGCCGACGCCTTGCTGTTTGAACGTGCGATATGTGAATGTTTTCGGGGCGCTGTGACATCGTGTTAACGGCGTTAAATATTGAGGGGTGAAAGGTATTATGTGGGAAAGAAAGTATGAGCACGGCCGCTGGAATGGCCTCGACTTAAATATACTCAGCACATCCATCGATGGAGGCAAGCGCCTTCAAGTGAGCGAGATACCTTACGCTGATTTACCTGACATTAAGGTGATGGGTTCAAAGGCCATTGGTATAGACATTGACGTGGTATTGATTGGCAGTCATTCCTTGGTTGATGCCAATATGTTACTGGATAACTTAACGCATTCTCCTCGAGGAGAACTCGAACACCCTTGGCTCGGTGAGCTGGCGCTTGTCTTTGAAAGCTACTCCCAAAAAATAGACACCAAGCTGGGACTTGTCTCACTCTCGTTAAAATTCATTCGTGATGGTCGCCGTACATCTACGACATTAACGGCAACACTTGCGAGCGCGCCAACCTCAATAGAGCAACAAACGGATGAGGTTGAAAAAGTCTCAACCAAAACATTTGAGCAAGACGTTAAAACGATGGGCATCTCAGACATTAATACGCTTCAAAAAGAGTTTACTGGTCTGGTTAATCAATTAGCCGGCATCGCCAATAAGCTAAGCATTCCTAGCCAAATGTTATCGGCCTTAAACCAAGAAATTAATCGGGCATTGATGTCTATTTCAAGCATCGCTAATGCGCCGAGTCAATTTGCAGAGCAACTGAGCGCGACGATTGACAGTGTTGCCAATGCTATCCATGTGGACGCCAGCCCAAGTAATGAGGCGGTTGATAATTCACGCGCAGCGCAATCGATGATGTTAGAGCTGGTAGATGAGGCCTCACCGAGTACCCATTATAATACGCAGTTGGTGGTTGCCAGCGTCAAGATGAGCAATGACATCGCAAGGATTGAGCCGCAAGAAAGCTTTGATGTGGTGAATTCAACAGGGCAACCGGAAACTATATTGAGCGACTTAACGCGCATTACGACGGAAATTGGTCAGCGCATAAATGAGGCCACACAAGCCTCTACATTGGAGAGTATTGAAGTATACGATGCACTCACCGCGTTAAATGAAGGGGTTAACGCGCAGATAAATAAAGTTAAAAAAGGCAGTTTGGCCCAATCGGTTATTACCTGTCCTCGCCTTGTGTCCGGGCTCGTTCTCGCGCAGCAATCTCAATGTGCTTATGACTTAGTGATGGCGCTTAATCCGCTACAGCATCCGTTATTTTTAACAGGCGTTGTTATGATGAGGACGGATAAATGAAAGCACTTACCTTGTTTATTGATAACAAAGCCCAGCCTTTTTTTAGCTGTGATCTTAGTTTTTCGATTGACCAGTTAGCGCACACCTTTAGCTGTGACATTCCCCCTATGCGCATCAATAAACCGTTATCCATCGCGTTTAAATTAGAGGGGAAAACCATCTTTATTGGGGCGATAGATAGCGCTTCAACGCAGACCTCAAGCAGTGGCTATTCCATGCATATCTCCGGGCGTTCAAAAAGTGCCAACATGATTGATTCACGCATTACGATGGACGCGCAGTACAAGCAAACACTCGATGTATTGTTACGCACGATTGCCAAGAATTTTGGCCTTGCCGTGGAATGCTTGGTTGACGTATCAACACTAAAACGCATTGAAGAGTTTCAGATAAATGCTGAATCTCCCATTGATAATTTTGCGCAGTTGATGAAAGAGCAGGGCTTTATATTAGTGGAAAGACAAGGGGTACTTACCATTGAAAACCCTGCACAAGGTGCACTCGATGGCGTTGTTTTAAAAGTGGGTGACAACATCGATTCATTAGATTTGGCCTTAAACTTTACGGAGCAGTTTTATCACATAGAAGTGCAGGGGCAATGGGATGATGCCCATGCGATTGTCACTTACGCACCGGCTAATACGGATCGCATTAAAGTCATTATATCTGACCAACTTCAAAGCAATGACGCGTGCCAATCACGCGCTGAATATGAGCGTGATTTAGCTATCGCTAAAGGCCTCAGTGCATCAACAACATTAAACGATATCTTTGCCACTCTAACGGGAAACGCCATTAATCGTACCTTACGCGTGATTGATGAGGCGCAAGGATTTAACGAAGTGTTACTGGTTAAGGCCGTGAGTTTATCGGTGAGCGATAGTCAATTGAGTACCAAACTTGAACTGTTCAGGCCCTTTAAGGAGAAAAACAATGTTTAACCGTTTAATGAGCCGGATTAAAAACATGATAGCCATTGCCAGTGTGACAGGGGCAACGACCAAAGTATTACAAATTAAAACATCAACGGGTAAGACCAATGATCGCATTAAACGGGTGCACCACTATGGATTTATGAGCCGGCCTATTGTGGGTTCTCGCGCATTTGTGCTTTGTTTGGGTGGCGTAATGAGTCGCGGTTTTACTTTTTGTGTGGAGGATGAACGCTATGAAATGGAACTTGAGGAGGGCGAAGTCGCGATGCTTGATGATAAAGGCAACCTTGTTCACTTTACTAAAAATGGCATTAACATCACCTCTCTCGGAAGCGTGACTATCACGGCCAAAAAAGACGTCACTGTGACCTCTGAGCAAAACATTATCGCCAATGGCAAGCAGATAAAATTAAACGATGGCACTGGGGTGATCACTTGTAAAAGCATTTGCCCCTTTACCGGTAGCCCTCATGTTGATGGTTCAACCACTGTGTTCGCGGGGAAATAACCATGGCATTAAGCGCAAGTTCATTAAAAAACAGCATCATTAGCGAGATGAAGAGTAAAGGCTTTATCACGGAGGGTGAGTTTTCCCGTGCTGGGGAACTTGCCGAGATAATTGCCAATGCGGTGGTGAGTGAAATAACACAAAACGCAGTCGTGATTGTTGATAAAGGCAGCTCTGCGGGGAATTATAAAGTCTCATGAATTATTTTGAATTGGACGCATTGACTGCGCCACTGAGTAGCACACAAGGGTTAACCCATGCCGTACTACAAAGTATTTTCAACCAGCGTCTTGCCACCAAAAATGATATTGCTCGCATGGGTAATGGTGATAATAGTGGAAGCATTGGCGGTTGTTGGAGTGAGGGCTTTGTCTTAGGCGTAGGCTCTCGCGACTGGACACTGCAACGTGAAAAGCTCACCGACCAAACACGCATCCGCACCGCGCGATTTATCGAAGAGGCATTAGCGTGGTTAGTCAGTGACGGCATTGTGAAAAGCGTGACGGTATCGGTTACGCAATTATCACCCACTACATTGGCAAGGCTTGTCTTATTAACATGCAATGATGACGCAATATTAAAGGTAGATGTATGACGACGCAAAGCAGTACACAAAGAAGCTTAGAGGCATTAATTGACAGGGCAACCGCAACGTTAATGGCGCAAACGGGGCAAAATAACCCTGCGATTAATGCGATTGCCTGTGCGATAGCCGGGGTAAGTTATGGCCAATACGGCTATCAAGACCAACTGTTTCGTGAGTTAAACCCCGAAACGGCTTCTGAGCCTTGGTTATACGTGCATGCAAAACGTTATCAAATTGAGCGAATACCGCCCACTTTTGCGCGTGGCCCTGTGCAATTTGAGTCGTTAGACTTGCCGGTTGAAATACTCAAAGGCACCTTAATGACTGACATCACGGGCAATGAATATGAGACAACCCAAACGCGCTTAAGTGATAAAAATAATGATGTCATTGCACTAAGTGCCGGGCCCTCTTGTAATTTACCCAGTGGCGCAATATTAACGCTTTCAAAAAGTATCAGTGGCGTAAACCCTGACAACATACTTTGCCTTGGTTTTGAGGGTGGTGCTGAGCTTGAAGATATTGAGCATTGGCGCGCGCGTATCTGCACCGCATTTAACCAGGGGCAAAAAGTGGGCCGGCGAGAAGATTATGAAAGTTGGGCGCTCTCTGCCAGCAGTGAGGTGGATTTTGCATGGGCTCTCGATAATACGCCCGCGCTTGGCATTGTTCAGTTGTACATTGGCGCTCGTGAAAATGATCCGACGCTTTCAAATGAAACCATTAATGTTGTGCAGGATTTTATCGAGCAGGTGCGCCTTGCTGGTTGTTATCCGGACGTACAAATACCCACGCATAAAGCGATAGATGTTGAAATTCAAAACGTACAAGACGAGGCGACCCGTCGTGATATTGTCGTTGCACTTGAGTCGTTATTTAAAGACAAAATGGGCGTGCGCGATGAGACCGTTTATCCACCGACACAAGTCTCAATTACGCCGACTGAAATCGTATTAGCAATAGCGCCAATCACCAGTAATTACATCGTTAAAAAGCCCACGGAAGAGCAGTTTATTGATGATACACAAATTCACATATTAGGGGAGGTGACATGGACGCCTCTGACTTAATTATTGATTATACGGTGAATGATTTTGCTAATGCGACGCGTCAATTACTGCCCCGCGGAGCATATTGGGATGAGGCTGAAAACCAAGCGTTAACAAATTTAATCTTAGGCATGGCCATCGACTTTAAAACAACCAGTGATGAAATACAGCTTGCGCTGTTATCGGATTTTAACGACAAGCTTTTTGGATGGAAATTAAGTGACTATCAATCGCTATTGGAAAGCTTAGGCACTGCGGGCTTGGTTTTTGATGATAAAGGCACGCCTAATTTGATTTTTGTATCACTTAAGGCTGATAAACGATGCGAAAAGGCGTGGTTTGAGTTTGAAGATAAACGCTTGCCCCACACACAAATTCAGTGGATTTATAACAGCGATATTAATGTGCAGACGCAGGTGGACAGTGCACGTCATATTAGAAATTTAACAAAAAGTGAGGTGACATCATGAGCTTAATTATTACCGATGCAGGGCTTAATGCTTCCATTGATGCGGGAGAGTTGGGGGTGAATTATAAAATCACTCACATTGCTATTGGCCTTAAAGGCTATAAACCAGCACCCACACAAACTGCCTTAAAAGAGGAGGTTGTACGCGAAGCTATTACGCGAGGCGCCGTAGTTGGCGCAGGACAGCTTCACTTTGAAACCGTGTTTGCAGGGGAGATAGAATTTGAGGGCAAAGAGATAGGTTACTTTTTAGAGGACGGCACTCTCTTTGCGGTGGATTCGCGCGAGGGAGAAATCATGTCACTTAAACGCACCAACACCATCATTACAGAGGCCTTTGAGTTAAATCTAGCAAATTCTGCGATTGACAATATTACGGTTGAGATAATGGGCACTCAGTATGCAACAGAAACGGTGGCTGGTATTGCAAAGATAGTCGCGAATGAACAAGTGGATTCTGGCTCGGATGACACCGCATTTTTAACGATTAAAAAGTTAAAACGAGCGCTGGATGCGCCTTATTTAATTAATAAATTGGTCAATAATTTATGGTTAAAACTCGCGGCTAAAATATTTCCAGTAGGTGCGGGCATTCCTTGGTTTAGTGATATTGCCCCCGATGGGTTCGCTGTGATGAAAAGCCAAAAATTTGATTTAACGACTTACCCTGAACTTGCCAAAATATGGCCGGACGGCCGCATTCCCGATATGCGGGGGTGTGGTGTTATCGGTGCTAATGATGGAGAAACAATCAGTACTTTTGAAGCGGGGCAAGTGAAAAAACATGGGCATGGAGGTTCAAGTGTAAATTCAACTAATTTAGGATCTAAAACGACAAATACAAAAGGGAATCATAATCATCGAGCAATGTATCAAGCAGGTGGGAAAAATTATGATGGTACTTCAGGTCTAAACGGTCGTATTCTAAGTGAAATAGGAAATACATCGGCTGCTGGCGAACACAATCATTCGGTTGTCATTGGTTCTCATGCACATAGTATATCGATTGCGCTCTTTGGTGCGCTTAAAAATACGATTGATCACCGCAAAGTTAACTGGATAGTGAGGATGGCATAATGACTGACTTTTTTGAAAAATCTCAAAGCATCTCGGTTTCTCGCATCTCATCAGAGGGATGGTGGTTAGATAATAGTGTTGAACATGTGGTCAAAGGTACTGCCTTGGGGGATGATTTTACACAAGTGATTTATACGCCATCGACCAAAGGAATGACTGCGCAGTTTAATCACGCATTAGGGCAATGGCTGGATGAAATAAAGGATCTTACGTTAACGCCCTTTTATGATATTTCTGGGCATGCTTTTTATCTTTCATTGCCCGATGGAAAATATCCAGAGGATGCGATCATGCAGGCTCCTCCGGTATTTGATACTGAAAATCAAACGGTGCTTTACCAAAATAGCGCATGGGAAATTTTTGATATTGAATTAGGCAAACGCTATTGGGATGATGAGGCGTGTGAATTTATCATCTCGGATATTAATTTTACGTTGCCTGAAAATCATTCGTTTATCATGCCACCGGTGGCTGAAAAAGGTTGTGTCGTTCGCTTGAAAAAAGGTATCTGGCATCAAATAGAAGATCATCGTGACGCCTTGATTTATGATCACCAGGACTGTCAAAATTCAAAGAGGGTGGAAGAGATTGGAACTGTTGAAAGTGGCTTCACACTCGACATGCCCAATACGATTTATGATAAGTGGAAAAACGAAGGTTGGGTGACGAACCAAAGTAATCAATATATTGGCAATTTTAATGACGTTGATAGCACGCGCCGAAGCTTATATTCGCAAGGTTGCGATCCGTTAATGTTTGAAGCGAGCATGAAACGCTTACAAAATAAAGAGAATGAAGCGAGTGAATTGGAAACGCAGGCGCTCGCTGCACGCGCAAAAATAGAGACAGAAAACCCGTGGCCACCTTCTTTAAAATAACGCAATAAACCCTGCTCTATAGCAGGGTTTTCTACATCTGGGATATAGGAGCTTAATCAATATTACCCCCTCATCACGCGCGATACACTGCCATTGTTAACACATAAAAATAAAAACAAAACAATAAGTGAGCGTAAAAATGAGCGGTGGTCATAAATCAATTGTGACGTGGGTGCTTGCAATGCTAAGTAGCATTGAAGCCTCTGGCGTTATCCAAATCATATCTGGGCTTGTTGGCGTCGTTGCTGGTATTACCGCCTGTCTTTATTACATTGAGGCTAAAAAAAGCAAAAACATAGAGCGCTTAATTAATGAGGAAAAGTTAAAAAAACTAATGAAGCCCCAGCCAATAAAGGTGCCCGCCGAATGAAAAAAATAATCAGCAGTGTGCTGTGCTCAGTGGGCGTTATTTTGGCATTGGTTGCCCACTCGAATAATACGTTAAAGACAAGTCCTGAAGGGTTGGCGCACATTGCCAATTTAGAAGGGTGTCGCAATCAAACCTATCAATGCAGTGCCGGTACGTGGACCAATGGCATGGGCCATACAGCAAAGGTTAAACAAGGGGATATTGTCAACAATCAAGAAATCGCGGACAATTTTATTCAAGATGTTGCCAGCTCTGAGCGCGTTGTGACTAAGTCGTTGCGTGTTGACGTGACAGCTGCGCAATATGACGTGATGGTGAGCTTTGTGTTTAATTTAGGGGCGGGTAATTTTAAGCGCTCAGCGCTGCTTAAAAAGATGAATAAAAAACAGTTTAAAAGTGCGTGCTATGAGTTTACGCGCTGGGTCTATGTGAATGGTAAAAATTGCCATGAGGCTAAAAACCAGTGCACCGGCATTGTTAAACGCCGAGCCATTGAAAAACAGGTTTGCCTTAATGGATGGTAACTATGCTTAAACTAAACGCCGTTTTTATTACCTTGCTGGGCGTGAGCTTGGCCTCTAATGTTTTCTTCTATAAAAGCATGGTGCACACCTCTAAATCACTCATTCAATCAGAGCAAAGTGCGCAGTTATTTCTCTCTAAAAATAGCGCGTTGGCGAAGCAAATAACGTCGATGCAAAACGGTAAAATAAGATCACAACAGGTCGCGGACGCATTGCAAAAAGAGGTGTTTGCATTAAACAAACAATCCCAAAAAATACGAGTTGTTATAAAAGAGGTCATAAAAAATGCGCCATGTTATCGCGAGCCTATTATCTATCCTCCTACTCTCAGCCTGCACTACGAATAAAACCAACACGATCATTGATTATCAAACCATCATTAAGACGCCGGCTAATATTCTCATGACGCCCTGTCTACTTCCTTTTAAATCGCGACCTAAAACCTACGGTGAGGCAGTTGATCGCGATCAAATTTGGTACAACCATTTTAATCAGTGCGCTAAAAAGATAGATAGCATTCGGGCGTTTTATCAGCAACTAGATAATAAAAAATAAAAAATCAGAAAGTAAGTGAGGTGTAAACGCTTATTTCCTATTTCCTATTTCTTGTTTTTGTTATCCGATTCCGTGGCATCGAGCGCGGTATAGGGCTTGATGCTTACCACTTCACTGCCTGCAAAATCATTTAATTCACAGACCGACTCGAGAAGTGGCGTTAATTCATTTTTGTAAAAGATGCGATCCACTTTGTTCAAGTCGTTACTGCTACTAAACCCTTCACGTACCACACTCATTAAATCAAGGGGAATACGATGGCTGGCTAAAATATCATTGGTGGTCATGTTTTTTACATCTTTAAACGCGTCCTTCGCTTCCACTTGACCGATAGGGGTAAGCTCGGGAGCCTTGCCATTGTTCCCTTTGCCATTAATAAATAAGTTTTTAAACGCGCCAAGGCCTGCGCTTTTCTCTAACGTTTTTCGAATATACTCCTCTTGTTCTGGGGTGATGGAAGCATCGTTCATATAAAGTAGATAGCCAGCATGGGAGCCGTTGCGATAATAACAACGGCGAAACACCGTCGCATCTTCATTGAGCCAGATGGAGGTTAACGCGCCAATGTATTGTGGTAACCCGTAAATCTCTTGGCTTGCGTCGTATTCAGCAAGGTGGAAAACCTGTCCTTTGGCATAATCAATGCGCCCATCATCGTTAAACTCGTTGGGTTTATAGGTATAACGTTCAATGTTTTCTGCTCTGCGCATAAAAAGGGCGGGCAGGTGTTTAAAGCTGATAATCTCCCCGAACGCGTTACGCACCGCGAGCAGGTACCCGTTGCCGAACGTTAAATAATCGGCTAAAAAACGGTTGTAATGGCTTCGAGACAATTGTTTTGAAAGCTTAGTTGCGCTTGATGCCATGCGACTCTTTGCAACCAGTGCTGAGCCGTGGAGTGCGTTAGCACGCGCAGCCTTTGTAAATAAATCAAGGGCAATAGGGGGCTCATAAAGCCCGTCGATTAATGCAATTTCCATATAATCTAAAATATTGCAATTCATGACACTCTCGGGCGTACCAAAATCTATCAAAATAAGCGCTCCTAAAAACTAAAAAAGACGAAAACTAAAAACTAAAAACCAAGAAAATAAAAACCAACACTAAAAAAAATTAACCGTGGTGGTGTCATCGCGCAATATATCAATCGGCTCCCAATGCAAAATATGCATGGCCGCCCATGCTAAATCAGCGTGTGAGCCGACTTTACTGCGGGTTGAGATAAAGGTTATCTGGTTACTTTTTGCGGTGGTGTGTTGGCGTATCATTAAAAAGGAATGCACCACATCGTCCCACTCTTCATCGAACTGCAGGCGACCTGCGTTGATAATTTCTCGGGCCTTATAAGCCATAATGCGTTTCATTTCAGGGGAGTAATCAAGGCGGGTTAACGCGGGGTAAAATTTACGCACTAGCTCTGCAACGCAAGAGCCCACGCCCCCGACATCAATGGCTAAATACACCACGTTATATTTTTTACAAATGCCCTCAATCACACGTGATTGCTCTTCATAACTGGAGCCTTTCAAGCGCAGGCGCTCAATACAGCGAAAGACGCCGCCTTTACGTTTGGGTTTAAGGGCCACAATAAGCCCTGCATCATCGCTGTTTTCACTTTGCCCACCGCCTCTAGGGTCATATCCAACCAGCACTTCGGCGATCCCCACTGGGTGCAACGCATCAAACGCAACATCCGCCCAGAGAGAGGTATCTACTTTGCACGCAATAAGGGCTTTAATACTAAAAAAGGAAAAGGCATCGTCTAAAAAAACGCAACGCAGTAAGTTATCAAAAACGGTTTTAACGGGGTATTTACGGTGCAATTTCTCAAGGTCAAAAAAGGTCGCGCCTTTCTTAATTGCATCGTCCACGGTAATGACTTGGCGGAAAATATAATCAGCCCCCAAACTCCCATTTTTCAAGGCTTGGTGGCTAATGTCGATATTGCCCTCTTTAGCGCCTGTCCATTTTGGATACGCTTCGTGGCCTGTACTTGATGGCGTTGATAAATAGGTGGTTCGGTAGTTTGAGTGAATAGACATACCGCCCGCATAATCATCTAGCATTTTAAAGCGGGGCATCCAAAACACTTCGTCATAGTACATGTGGCCGTTAAAGCCTTGGCTACTCATTACGTTGGTTGACATAAAGTGAAGCTCAGCGCCGTTACTCAAAATAATGCTGTCTTTACCTTTAAGGTCAACGCCTCCAATTTCTAACGCGAATTTACGAATGTAATTTTTAAATATTTCAGCTTGTTTACGTGATGCGGAGATAAACACCTGATTCTCACCCGTGAGGATGGCATCTTCGAGCGCTTCAAAAGAGAAATAATCGGTTAAGCCAATTTGGCGTGATTTTAAATAGAAGCGAATATGATTGATTTGCGCATTATGTTTATGATCGTGGATCTCTTTTTGATACTGAAAATATTTTTTATCAAAATACTCGCGCAGCATTTCACGCGTAATGCCTGACGTATCATTTTTAACTTTATTGCTGGGGCGTCCCAATTTTTTAGAGGTATTACCACCGCGCTGATTAGGTGAGTTTTCTCGTTGTTGCTCGCGCGCGGTTTCACGATCTCGTTTGTCTTTTAATGCAAGTAGCATGTGCAACTCGTTGAGTTGCGCCTCACATTTTTCATCTATCCATAACAGGTGCGCAATACGCTGGCGCGTCATTAATTCAACGGGTGCATCCTCGCGCATCTCTTTCCACTTAAAGCGCGATACCCATTGGTGAATGGTTCTTGGGGCAATATCGAGTACGTCACTTATTTCAGTCACTTTGTATTGGCGCAGGTAATAGCCTAACGCCTCGCTTTGTATTTGCGTGTAAGTCAGCTTTTCTGGGCGAGTCGCTGTGAGCGTTCGCGGGGTTGTATTTATATTCATCAATACAGTGTGTCGCAAGCATTGATAACACTCAGTAAGTGCTGTTTCTATAACGTTAATCTAGGAATGCTAAGGATATAAAAAGAAGGCCGCTTTCGTTAAATTAAACTCACACATTAAAAATAACACACAAACGTACCCCTAACACGGTCATAAAATAGAGTTTGATTCAGGAGATAACGGCATGTTCAAATCCGAGCCCATTTGTATTTTAACGGCAGGGCCAACCGTCGATGGTCGTTTTATCGCCCAAAGCGTCATTGATGATATTGCCGAGTTATACAACCCTAAAACTTATAACGCACGCATTAATGAAGGACATTGGTCCTGGGGCGATAAATATGGCTCGGTGCTGTCGGTAGAAAAACGAGACACTGAGTTATGGGCGGTATTAAAACCTAATTCTTTGTTACTGAGCACCATCGAGCAAGGGCAGTTGCTGCATACCTCATGTGAAATTACACCCGACTTTGCTAAAACAGGTAAAAGTTATCTCACCGGGCTTGCCTTAACGGATGAGCCTGCATCACTTGGGACGACCGAAATTCACTTGTCTAAAGTGCCGGTTGATAAAGACAAAATAATGCTCTGCAGTGGCGCAACGTTGACTGAGGATATTTTGGCCAAAAAGGGTTTAGGCAAAGAACCTTTGGAAAAAGACACAGAGCTACCGGCGATAGAGTCGGTGCAAGACGATCCTAATTTTATTAACAAACTAAAGCAATTGCTCGGCATAAAAACCGACACCTCTGAAAAACGTGACCAAGAAGAGACTGAAATGGAGAAAGAAATGGAAAAAGAACTAAAAGCCTTGCTTGAAAAAAACACAAAGCAAGCAGAAACATTAAACGCAACCCTTATAACGCTCACAGCCTCGGTTGGCTTGCTATCGGCCCAAAACAAGGCAGATGAAGTACCTGCCGGTGATGAACTTGCTGCAAAGGATAAAGCTGAGGGCGATGCGGGTGCAACGGACCTGCTCTCAACCAAGTTTGATGCGTTATCGGGTAAGTTTGATGAGTTAGTCGTCACGCTTGGCAAAATGACAGATGAAAACCCACGTAGCCTTGCGGGCTCCGAGGGTGGTGAGGGTTACCTGTAAAGGCGACCTCTTTTATCTTTTTAAACTCTCTTTTTATTAGGTTGAAATTATGCAAGAAAAAACAAACGCAGCCGTTGCTCTTTACGTAAAAGCCGTTGCGAAAATGAATGGCGTTACCGATCCCACTGAAAAATTTAATGTCACGGCGAATGCAACGCAAAAAATCGTGGCGCAAATGAGTGAAAGCACTTGGCTCTTAAGCAAAATCAATATTATCCTGGTGTCGAATCAAATCGGTGAAGCGATTGGTCTTGGCGTCTCTGGCATGATCGCAAGTCGCACCAATACACGTGAGGGTAATGAGCGTAAAACAAACTCTGTATATAACATGAAGTCGGCGCCTTATGCCTGCGTACAAGTCAACTTTGACTCGCACATTCGCTATGAGCAATTAGATGCGTTTGCGCATTTAAAGAATTTTAATCAGATCATAGCGACGCAAACACGTCAGCAAATAGATATGAACAAAGTCACCATTGGCTTCTTTGGTACTTCGGTTGCGGATGACACCGATGCCTCTAAAAATCCGAATGGGGAAGATGTGAACAAAGGTTGGATGCAATGTATTCGTGATAACAATGGCGATGCAATGTTAATCGAAGGTCAAACATCCGGTGAAATTCGCATCGGCGCTGGTGAAGCGCTTGTTGATGATGGCACGGATACGGGCACCTTTATTGGCGCCGGACTTGGCGACTTTATTAACCTTGATTTAGCAGTGATGAACGTAAAAGGTTTATTAAGCGACGTGTGTACGAATGCGCCAGATTTAGTGGCCATTATTGGTACCGACTTACTCTCTTACGATAAAGCTAAATTTTATGAAGCGCACGGTAATACGCCAAGTGAAAAGTCCATTATTGAAGATAAACAAGTGATCGGCACTTACGGTGGTTTACCTGCTTTTTCTGTACCGGGATTCCCAACGACGGGCATTTTAGTGACCAGCTTTAAAAACTTATCTATCTACATTCAAAAAGACTCTATTCGCCGCTCTGTTGCTAAAAAGAACGACAAACTTGATCAGATTGAAAACTTTGAATCCATGAACATGGCGTATGTGATTGAAGAGCTAGGTAAAGCAGCTGCCATTGAGTTTGATAACGTGAAGTTATGGATCAATGGGCAATGGGTTTAATGCCGATTAAATAGTTACCCCCCATGCAGGCTATCGCTGTCGCTTAGCATTAAACAAGTTTGATTACTCTGTTTGTGATGCGTTTACGCGTTCAGCCTGCATCTCCTCTCTTTTTTAGGTGAAGGTATCATCATGGAATTTGTAGGCAATAAAAATGAAGAGTATGACGACATACTGCCCGCCACGGAGTTATATCCGGCGTTAAGTGTGACGGATTTTCAGCGTCAATTTCATTTTTTAAGCAATGAAACAAAGGAAAGTATCCTCGAAAATATGCGGGTAACGCGCATCATGGTGAACCAGGAACTACTTAAAAAAGTAAAGGCGCATGGCTCATTAGATGCGATGTCGCTTGCTGTTTTTGGTGAAACAGAGACGGGCAAGACGTTATATACGCGGGCTGTTTTTGCCTTGACGGCCAATTACCTGATTGAGAACCAATTGAGCATGAACGCCACTAAAGACGCTTCTGAGCGACAAGAGGCGGTGCAAGCTAAAGCAAACAGTTGCTTAGTGCAGATGCGCCGTGCACTTGATTTATTGGTCAATGGCGTTGAAACCTACTGCATAGAGGTCGTCTGATGAAAGCATTACAAAGTTTAACCGAACTTTTTACCGCGTATGTGACTGATGCCAAAAACGTGAACATCTGGGCTGAAGATGGAGAGCTTGTCTGCACGCAGGGTGGCTCTATTGATGGTTTTGAAATTAAGTACACGGTTAATATTGATATGAGCAAAGTAGCGCTTGCGCCTCAAATACTCATGATGCACTTGGTTAATTGGCTAAATCTATATGACGTCCAGCGTGGTGAAAAAGGATTGCCTAACCCTTCGTTTGCAACGGAGTTATTAGATAACGGACGATGCGATATTAAGCTAAAAATCGACATGCAAGAAGCTTACTCCTTAGTTGAACATAAGGATGGTAATTGGTCGATTGATGGCGTTCGTTATGAGTGCGTGAGTGATTTCTCGCAAACGGTGGATGCTGATGACTTACCAATGTTGCTCTTTGTTAATGGCACTGCTGGCGATTTACCACCGTGTTAAACACGCCGGAGCAGCTAACTCAAATACTTGAAAGCTTGATATTAACCTCAAGTGATAAATTGAATTTAAACAAGCGTTTGGCTAATCACTCAAGGCAGTACTTTAGAGGTCAAATACGCACACAAAGCGACATTGATGGTAAACGCTATGCGACAAGAAAACGCCAAAAAATAACCTTAGACAGCAAAACGCAAAAAGCGAAAAACAATAAAAACATGCTAATGGGGTTTAGTCGGGCATTAAAAACGACCGTGACCGATAACGCCTTTGAAGTGGGTCTTGCGGGATTGGTTGGCAAAATAGCAAGAGTGCATAACGAGGGACAAGGCGTCTCTTTTACCACCCATGTAAATGGTTTTTTTAACAGCAAAACCAGTAAGTGGGAAGGTGGCACTTTAACAAAAAATAATTACACCATGACCAAGCGAACATTCATTGGTTGGACGCCAGCATTGGAGCGTGAACTGCTGGCAATGGTAGGGGACAGTTTAACGAGCAAAGAGGCGTCATTAAATGATTGAAATAAAGTTAAAACCAAATAACGGTTTATTAGTGCGCGACCCTGTAACGCGCAAAGCACTCAATAAATTGGGTGAAATGAAACCGCGCAACGTCTATTGGCTTCGCCGTATTCAAGAGGGCGCTGTCATTAAAATGGAAACAAAAAAGGACATTAAATCATGAGCATTAGTTTTAGTGAAGTACCCAGTAATGCACTGGTACCGGGCGTTTATATTGAAATAGATAATAGCCTTGCCAATAACGCAGAAGCGTTGCAACGCGTGCTGGTCATTGGTAATGCAGTGGTGGGCGCACAAGTTCCAGAAAACACGGTTGTACTGTGTTTGGACGCAGATTCAGCAAGCGCACAATTTGGTAAATCCGATATTGTGGAAATCGTTGAATACTTTACCAAACAAGATGAAACCCTGCCCATTTATGCTATCAGCGTTAAAGACGGCGACACGCTAAGCGCACTTGCGATGCTAGGTGATACGCAATATCACCATATTGTGTGCCCCCTTAATGATGATAAAACCATCCGTGATTTAGGTGAGTTCTTAGACGCACGTTATGAGGCGTTAGAGATGATCCCGGGCATTGCTTATTTGCCTAAAAAGGGCACGTTCTCAGAGCTTATTACCTTTGGTGAAACCTGCAACAGCCCGTTAATTAGCTTTATGTCGATTAACGACTTAGGCGACTCGGGTAATGAGCCTTTAAGTGATGCCAAAGCGATTGGCGCCTGGGCGGGACAAATTGCGCCCTCATTGGCAAATGACCCTTGTCGCCCTTTGCAAACATTAACCATGAACGGCGTATATTCAATCGCAAGCAATGAACTTGATTGGACGGAGCGCAACTTACTGCTTCACTCTGGCATGGGCACCTATACGGTCACTGCCACAGGCTCTGTACAAGTAGAGCGCCCTGTAACGGCTTACACAACCAATGCCTCTGGCGTTGCAGATGACAGTTATTTAGATGTTATGACGCCCGCAACCGCCATGTATTTTCGTGAAAAACAACGTTCACTTATTTTAAGTAAATATGGACGTCATAAGCTTGCTAAAGATGGGACCAACTTTTCACCGGGACAGGTTGTTGTTACGCCAAGCATGATAAAAAGCGAACTACTGAGCCTCTATAAAACGCTCGAGTATGACGGCATTGTGCAAGACTTTGATGGCTACGCAAAATCGTTAATTGTAGAGCTCGATGATAAAAACAAAACACGCGTTAATTACATCGACAGCCCACAATTTGTCAACGGCTTGATTATCACCGCGGGTAAAATTCAATTTAGAAAGTAGGAGTGCTCAATGAGTAAAATAACAAGTTTAGGTTTTTTAGATGCAGGCTCTTTGGGGCGTTTACCCACAAAAGAAGGGGCTACGGTTAACTTTGGAGGTGTTAAACGTGATGCGGTAATGGGAGATGCCGGCGTATTGGGGCACAGTGAAATTTATGACAGTGCACCGAGCATCAAAGTTACGATCATACATGCTAACTCAACGGATGAGGCTGCCATTAGAAACTTCACAGGTGAAAACCTTACCTTAAATACCAACTCGGGCAAAAGCTATACGCTTATGAACGCGTGGGTGAGCGAGCCTTTAGAGCTGTCTATTAAAGATGGGCAACTCGATATTATGTTCTTGGGCACGGAATTAATTCCGCAGTAAGCAAAAAGTAATATTGGCCACAAAAAGCAATAACAAAAAAAAGGGGAAGGCATGCTAGCCATCTTATTAAAACGACAACGAAAAGCCAAAGCACTTTTAGCGCAGTCACAACAAAAAGAGACGCCTAAAAATAGCGAGGGTGATTTAAGCGTAGGTGATCATAATGCGAAAAGTGAAACTAAAACGGCTCGCGTGGGCATTGAAGATAAGCCATGGGATGAAATTCAAAACAGCTTAAAACTGGACTTGGAATATGTGCGCACGTTAGCCGGCTCGCAAGAAAAAAGTCCGTTTAAAGTAACGCTCATTGAAAAATACCGCGTCCTGGTTAATCGCCTATTGGAAAGTCATCAAGACCTGCAGGGGTTGGATGTTATTTGGTGGTTTTATCAATGGCAAATTGATGTGGGTTTATTGGTAGATGTACACGACGCGTTTAAAGCATTGGTACTCAAAGGCTTAAACTCGCCTCAAGGCTGGCGCTCAAATGGGCAAACAGCGTACTGCGATATTATTTTTAAATACTGTAATGACGCGGTAGCTAAAAAGCAGGCCTTTAATCTGCAATATTTAGCGGACTCGGTAACTGATTTAATGGCAGGGCGATTGGCAACGAACGCGCCCCTTAAAGTAAAACTGTATCGCTTATCCGGGGATATGCTTGCGTCTACGGGAAATATTAAAGAGGCGCTTTTACTTTATAACACTGTGATGCGCATTGAGCCCAAAACGGGTGGCCGTAAAACAAAAATTAAAGAGCTAGAAGCGTTAATTGATAAGGACGAAACCAGTGAATAAACAACAATCAAACAACAAAATGGTCAGCGTTAAAATGCCGATCCCTTTTGAAAAGAACGGTGAAAAGATAACAACGATAGAACTGCGTAAACCGTGTGCAGGTGATTTACGAGGGCTAAGTTTGATCGGCGTTTGTGAAATGCAATTTGATGCCGCATGTACGTTATTACCGCGCATTTCAACATTGAACGAACGTGATTTACTTAATCTCGATGTACAGAACTTAACGCCATTGATGACGGAAATAGCCGGTTTTTTTGTGGATACGAAACGCTAAGCGACCGCGTTGAAGGCTTTTATGCTGACATCGCATTGGTGTTTCACTGGCCACCGAGTGAAATAGATAAATTAAGTTTAGATGATTTAATTTTATTTCGAGAAGAAGCGCGCCTGCGTCACAGTGAAAGTGACTAAGGCGTTTTTTTACTTTTTAAAAGGGTTACAAAATGAAAATGAGTTTATCGGTGGTAATGGGCGTGATTGATAAAGTCAGTGCACCTCTTAAAGGAATGGCGAGCGAATCTGATAGTTACGCTAAAAAGATTAAGAAAGTGCAGTTAGCGCAAGCCGATGATGCCAGTGCATTGACCATGATAGCCTCGTTTCAAAAACTCCAAAAAGAGCTAGATAAAAACGCCCTTGAATCGGATGAAGCAGCCGAAAAACTCCTTAAACTTAAAAAGCAGATGGAAGCAACAAAAAAACCAAGTGCAGCACTGACTAGTAACCTTGCCAAACAAGAAGAAAAAATGGCACTGCTGATTGCCAAAGATAAGAAGTACCAAGACAGCTTGAAAAGTACGGGTAAGCGACTTAAAAAAACGGGGGTTGATGTAGGCAAGCTCGATAATGAGTTTGAACGACTCTCTAAAAGCCAGCATAAAAGTGCACAGAGCATTGATAAAATGAGCCTAAAATATAAAAAACTGCAACGGGTTATGGCACCGATGAACAAAATGAATCGGATGATTAAACTGCCTTCGCTACAAATGGTAAAAGGTGTCGGCATGGGTGGCGTTGCGATGTTAGGTACGATGGCGGGCTTTGGTATGATAATGTCGGAAACCGCCTCGCAAGTGAACGAGCTCGCAAAGGCATCAAGTGATATCGATATGCCCATTGCCGATTTACAGGCGCTACGAATGCAGGCCAAAGGCGCTGGCGCTGAATTTGATGACATGGACGCCGCCATTAAAGAGATGAGCCTGCGCTGGGGTGAGATGAAACAATTTAAGTCGGGGGCGATGAACGATTATTTTAAAAACTCAGGTAACAACAAAGCCTATCAAGATTTAAAAAACGCAAAAACGGTAATGGAAGCTTATCAAGTCATTATTCGTGAAATTGCAGCTGAAAAAGATACCTCTAAAAAGAATTTCATGGCAGATGAGATTTTTGGTGGTGACAGTGAAAAATTACTCCCTGTGCTTAAAGGGGGGCTTGAAGCTTTAAATAAGGCAAAACAGGCGCTCAAAGATACGGGTGGCCCCGTGACTGATGATGAAGCGAAAAGCACCAAAGCATTTACGCTTTCACTCAGTAAATTAGGTGCTATCGTTCAGTCTATTAAGCTAAAAGTATTAATTCCTATTATGGATAAACTCACGATAGTTTTTACTAAGTTTGCTAAAGAATTTAAAAACACAGAGTGGCGTACTGAGATGATAAAGGAGGTATCGAAGACCGTTGAGGGTTTATATGATGCCTTTTTGCATGTTGTCACAGGCGTTCTCTTTATAAAGGATAACTTTAAAGGATTTATTGCGATACTGCTTCTTTTGAAAATTGCATTCATAGCCCTCAATGCCGTTATTATGATGAATCCTATTATGTTAATAGTGGCTGCTGCATTGGCGGGTATTGTTGCCTTGGGTTATGTTGTTAGTTATTTAGTTGAGAAGTTTGTTAATGTGAACAAGGTCATAGAAGTAGTTGGTAGTATGATGGAGTGGCTTTGGGAGAAGTTCAAGTTATTGCTGAAAGTGATACCCGATGCGCTGATACCCGACGCTTGGAAAACATCGACAGAAGAGGCGGGTGATGAAGTTGATAAACTCAATGCTAAGCTCGGAAAACTAAAAGATAAAAACGTAAAACTAGGCATCACAACCAACGACACGCTTAACAAGCATTCTCGTTGGTCATCAAAAAAGAGTTTTTCGGAAAATCTAAGCCCTATATCCAAAGTGCCACCTTTAACCAACTATGTAATGAAAAGTAAGGCCGAAGTGTCGGTTACCATTAAATCTGAAAAACCACTTCGTATCGATAAGGTTAAGGGCGATAAAGGAACAAACATAAAATTAGACACAGGCAATATGATGTTGAGTTATTGATCTCTTTATTTCATTACAACTTAAACAAACTAATATTTAATCGGAGTTTTTAGTTAAATGTTAAATTTTTATGGAGGTACTTCCTTACGTAAGGTCATATTTAAACGCTATAAATAATTAACATGATGATTTTTAAAGTTTTAATTTGATTATCAGAACGCGGATTAGGAATATCTCTTTGTAAAATAAAATCTATTTAAAAATATTTACTATTATATTGCTTTGTTTTTACGTTGGTATTTAAACGTTTCGACTTTAATATCGGTTGCGATGTTGATATTGATAAGTAAAAGTGTGCATTAAATAAGTGAATGTATATAATTGCTTGTTTAAAATCTTAGTTAAATTAAGATATAATTAGTTTAACTATTCAGAATGCGAATTAAAAGTCCACATTATGGCCATTGAAAGTAAATTTACTGGGCCTAAAAGTGGACTAAAATCAAAGGAGTTTCCTCAGTTGGTTGATTTAATTGGTTAATTTAATTACTTTAATGCATCATTTGATGCGTTTTTTTATGTCAGTTTAGAGGATCCAAAGTATGTTAGATAAAATGCGCGAAGGCTCTCAAGGTGTCGCAGCTAAAATTATATTAATTGTGATCATCTTGTCATTTGCTTTGGCGGGTGTCAGTGGTTATTTAGGTGGACGTAATACTTCAGTTTCAGTTACAGTCAATGGCGATGAGATCAGCCGTGCAAGCATAGATCAAGAATATAAAAACGAAAGATCACGTTTACAACAACAATATGGCGAACAGTTTGATGTAATAGCTGCCAGTCCTGGCTTTGCGAAGCAAGTACGTGCACAGGCTAAACAAACACTGGTTACTAATTTATTAATAGCGCAAAGCACCCAAGATTTGGGGTTGCGTATTGGTGATGAACAAGTCAAAAATGCCATTCGTAAGATGCCTGAATTTCAGCTTAAAGGTGAATTTAACAATGATCAATACCTTGCTCTATTGCGCCGTGCAGGTTTTACACCAGCGAACTTTAGTCACTCTATAAAAACTGATTTAGTACGTCGTCAACTTATTAACACACTCGTTAGCAGTGAATTTATATTACCGATTGAAGTGGATAATGTAGATAAATTACAAGCACAGCAACGCGTTGCACGTATTTTAAATATTTCAGGCCGCGCTTTCCCTGAAACAACGCCGATATCGACAGCCGATATACAAGCCTATTACGACCTACATAAACAAAACTTTCAATCCTCTCAAAAAGTCAGTGTTAATTATGTTTTGTTAGAGGCTAATAAATTAACGTCTAAAATTAGCATCATCGACGCACAAGCAAAAACTTATTACGAAGGACATAAGGCAAATTACCAACGTGCTGAACGCCGAAACGTCGCACATATCTTAATAAAAGGGCTAACACCTGAAGCGCGCAAAAAAGCACAAGCTATTTTGGTTGCTTTACAAAAAGGGGCTGATTTTTCAGCTTTAGCGAGCGCAAAATCTGAAGATACATTATCGGCTCAGCACCAAGGTAAACTCGCTTGGTTTGAACGTGGCGTGATGGATCCTGCGTTTGATAACGCCAGTTTTGCTCTGACTAAAAAAGCACCTTTATCAGGTCTTGTGAAATCAGCTTTTGGTTACCATATTATTAAATTAATAGATATTCAAGAAAAGAAAACATCACCCTTTAAACAAGTAAAATCACAAGTAATGGCGACATTGCAAAAAGAAAAAATAGATGAGCATTACTATGATTTACAGCAAAAGCTTCGTGAAGTTGCTTTTGAAGCACCGGACAGTTTAGATGAAGCTGCTGGTACATTAAACACACAGATACAGCATACCGCTTTATTTAGTCGTGATAATGTCCCTGCTTTGTTAGATGATAAGGCGCTATTAAATACATTATTTGATATTGATTTTAGAGATGAAGGGCTAAACTCAGATGTCTTTGAAATTTCTAATCAACGTTCAATAGTGGTGCGTATTAATGAGTTCAAAGAGGCGGCGACGGAGCCCCTTAGCAAAGTCTCAAATATGATTGAAGCGCAACTTTCAGAGCAACGCTCGCAGGAAAAAGCTCGTGATTTTATGCTTCAAGTATTAGATAAGCTCAATAAAGGTCAGTCAGTTACTGCTTTATTAAAAGAAAAATCATTACAATTTAGTAAAGTATTAACGTTATCTCGTTTTAGTCGTGATATTAACCCACAAGTGCTACAAAAAGTATTTACACTTGCAAAACCGACTGCCGATAAAGCGACGCGTGACTGGGTATCAACAAATGACACCGGAGATAGTGGTTTTGCTATTATTGAGTTATCTAAAGTGTTAAATAAAAGCAGTGCATCAACGATGCCTGGTTTAAAAGATCAATTAGGAACAATGTTAGTACGTAACGCATCAGAGGCAACGTATCAAGCATGGTTAATGCAGCTAATGCAAAATTCAGATATTAAATATACGCTAGATAAATAATTTAACGTATTGTAAATAATGATTATAAGTAAATAAAAAAACCACTAATTTTTAAAAATTAGTGGTTTTTTTATTTTAAGTGTTTAATGATATTTTTATATGAGGTAAAACACATTAAAAGTATCATTAGGCTTGCGAAGAAAGTGAGAATTGACAATATAAAGAGCGCTAGATAGTTATTTTACATCCCAAACGACATCTCGAAAGTGTTTTCTACAAACTGACTCATAGCTTTCATTACCGCCTATTGCAATTTGCGCGCCTTCACTTATGACGTTACCTTGACTATCTCTGCGTAATATCATATTTGCTTTGCGCCCACAGTGACAAATTGTTTTTAGTTCAACGAGTTTATCTGCCCAAGCGAGTAAATAATGACTCCCACTAAAAAGTTCACCTTGGAAATCGGTTTTAATGCCGTAACATAAAACGGGAATGTCAAGAATATCAACCACATAAGTCAATTGTTTTACTTGATCTTTGGTTAAAAACTGCGCCTCATCAAAGAGTATACAGTGCTGTTTTTGTGTTTTATTAGCGACTTCTATTATGTCGGCTAAATTATCATTAGCGGTGAAGGCTTGTGCATCACACTCAAGGCCTATACGTGATGCAACTTTACCTATTCCCGCTCGATTATCAATTGCAGGTGTTAGTACTAAGGTATTCATACCTCGTTCACGATAATTATAAGATGATTGTAGCAGTGCAGTCGATTTTCCTGCATTCATAGCAGAATAATAGAAGTAAAGTTGTGCCAAAATTTCTTCCTTAAAAGGTAAATGAGTGGCAATAACAACAGCTTACTTTTTAAAATCACTGTTGGCGAGCCTTATATACCCGTGACCAATGAAGATGCTTGATTTTTTTGTAAATGAGATCAAACT